TCCGTCTCGCTCACCCAATCATCGAACCTGGCCACAAAGCGCGCCTGCTGAATGTCGCTCGTCTCACTCGGAAAGAGCACGTCGATCGTGGGCTGGAGCGTGCGCCACCGCGGGCTGTTCACATACACATAAGGCACCGGGATCCGCGCCACGCGCATCTCGCGCAGGTCCTGCACAATGTTGCGTGCATCCGGCCGGCTAACGATTGGCGAGAGCTGCTGGACAAGCGTAGTTACAGCATCCTCCTGGGCCGGATCCATGATCGCGTCCATCAAGTAGAGCATCGAATCATCCGCGCCCTGGGCCTGCATGATTTCGTCCAGCACCGGCAACGATATCTCGTGATAATCCAGGCGGCGATGTTGCACCCACTCCACGTTTATCACTGCCACGCCGTAGCCCCAGCGCCAGTTAAACGCCAGTGGCACCTCGCGCAGCACCTCCGCCCACATGTGATTGTAAATCCGCCAACGCAAGAGCTTCGTCGCCTTGTCCGCTTCCCGCTCCTGGATCATTGGGCGCACCGCGTTTGCCTGGATCTTTGCTTTGAAAAATGCGTATTTCGACACGCTCACATGATCGCGGATCAGGCTCGCTACCACGCGCAACCGGCTATCGGCCGAGCCGTCCCAGGGAAAGCAGTTGTCCTGGTATTGCACGTGCTTGCGGCCGTCGATCGTTTGCCCTGGCCACAGGCACGACCACCATTCTCGTGCCTGCTGGATCCGTTGAAAGTATTGGTTGCAATCAACCTGCGCCTGCTGGATTTCGCTTGTGATTTTGTCCAGGTCCGGCTCAGTCGTCCCTACCTCGATGTTTTGTTCATCTGCCATTGTTTGCTGCCTTTCCTTTTAACTCAAATACCGTTACGCCTTCACTCTTAAGCTGGTCTAACACGTCGCGCTTAATCTCTGCCGCGTTGTAGTAGTAGCGGCCGCCGGCGAGCGCGTGCGCCTTAATCACGCCCTTAGCTATTAACAGCCCCAGCTTGTAACGCGAGATCCCGTTCGCTTTCAGCCACTCCTCGAGCTGGCCGTAGCGCAAGTGCGGAGCTGGTGCTTCTACCGCGCTCATGTTCCCACCTCCAGGTGTTTGCTCGCCTTCTTCCACATCAGATCGCGCACCGCCATGCGCAGCGTAGGCCGGGTGACCTGGATAAGCGGCGTTTGCAGTTGCGCGGTCCACGTCACCGTTTGGTTCTCCCGCCAGCGCATCGGCCAGCATTGCACGCCGTTATCATCCATAAAATCCAGTAGGTCGCTATCGCCGGCCATGTTCAGTAGATCCACTGCCGTGCTATTTCACAAAGCGCGACAAACACAGCATCCTTGTCGCGCTCCAGGTCGCCTAGGTCATGATATGGGACAAGATCGGGATGGAGCTTCTTCTCTCGGTCATAAGCCGCTCCATACTTCCAGCCCATGTTGAAGTAAGCCTGCACCCAGCTAGCGTGTAATTCCTCAGGCGAGCTCGATCTTTGGTCGCTGCATTGTCGCTCGATCACTTCCCGGAATTGAGCCTTAAATGGCTCTTCCCGTTCGTCCCATAGCACAGGCACAATCGGAGCCTCGGCCGCGATCGCGGCCAGCCGCGCGCCATCGTAAACAAACTTCGCTTTTCGCTCCAATAAATCCATCAGTAGCTCCCTCCTCCTACCCAGCAGTAAGCGTCCTCGCCCAGGTAATCCAGGCCAGCCAGGGCCGCGTAACGCAAACAATCGATCGGATCCTTGCAAGCGCCGTGTTGCTTATCTTTCCCGGTCCACTCCCGCACCGCGTAAATCGTGTTAGGGCAATTCCGCGAGACGACCAGCTTTGGCTCATTCAACCTGGCCAGCGTAGGCGAGTAAACGCCGCGCTCCACTTCCTTGTCGTAATCCAGCATGTCGTTAATGAGCCCCGTGCCCTCCTCGATCGACTTGCCGCTGGTAGCCAGAAACTCCATGCCCAGCTCGCTCATTTGCTCGATGAGCGTGGTAGATCCTTCGCGCGTTGTGGTAGGCGTGGCACCGTAACGCGAGTCCATCCAGCGCTCCGCGATCTCTTCCCAGGGCGCCTTTGGCTCTACAACCACCTGGCGGCCAGCGAGCGGATTGCGCGTCGCGCGCCACCAATCCGCCCGCTCTTCCACTTGCTCCTCCTCATCTTCATTCTCCGGGTGGCCTTCTACCCGCAGAATCTCTCGCGCGTAACGATCCAGGCCAAAGCCAAAGGCTTGCTGCGCTGGGCCGCGCACGCCATCGGCCGGCTGGCCGGGCAGAGTCCACGGGCCAGGGTCACCAATGCCAGGTATGTAAGCCCCTCCGTGTTCCGTGCTCGGCCATTCCCGGTAAACATGCCAGCGGCCGCGTGGATCGATCCGGATCCAAAGCATAAACCAATTCCGGCCATCGCACGGATCCACGATGTGATAATTCGTGCCGGCGCGCGGGATCCCGTCCGGCTCGATCACGTGCCAGGCATCGTTAAACTTTGGAAATTGCTGCGCGCTCCTGGCCGTCAGGATCCCATAAACGCGCGATAGAATTTTGGGCTCAGTGGCGTTGCGATAGGCCCGGTAGAAACGCTCCTTACCAAACATCGGCGCGCGTCCCTCTTTGCGCCGTTGCATGGCACCCTCGTAACCAAAGTAAGGGTTATCCATCGCGTGAAAGTAAACGATGTTAGCCCGCTGATTCCCATCCGTGCCCGGCCCCGCTACCTTGATCCTGGGCACCTTTTTGTAACCCACGATCTCGAATTGTTGAGCGGACGGCGAAGGTCGGGTAATGCAACGCTCCCCCCCAGGTGAGTGGTCGCCCAATTCAACATCGCCGCCGCTCAAGTTCTCCCCGCCGCGAGAGTCCGCGGTTTCCCGCGTCAACCGTGTTGCTAGTTTAGCGTCATTCGTGGACGATGGCGTGCCCTCTCGCGCTTGGCCGACACTTGCGCGCAGTCTGTCGGCATCGGCCGGCACAGGCACGGGGAAATTGTTTTCAGCCGGCGAGCCCGCCGTGGCGGGCTCCTTTTGGTCTCGGGTTGTATGGGCATTGACGTGCTTCCGGCTGAAAGGTCTTTTGATCGGCAATAGCTCGGCTTCCACCTCGAGCACTGTGCGCGCGCCGCGCTCATACTCGTTTACCACCGCGGTGTAATTTTCATCGATCGCGGTAAAGGTCACGATCACGATGCCGCCCCGGTCGATCATGCGGCCGCGCAACGTCCGCAGCAGCTCCACGTTTCGCAGCTCATCCATCCAGATGGCGTCGAGCTGGTCGCCCTCCACGTTCTCAGGGTCCTGCTCATAGTTCTTAAACCAATGCTGCGACTTGTTAGGTAACACAAAGGATTGCTCCGCGAATCCGGTTTTCTGTTTGTAGCTGATGTTAAGCACCGCCCCCTGGCGCGCTTTGCCCGTGCCGGCTGCCAGGCGCTTAATCTCTACCGGCAAATACTTCCAGAAGATCGGTTGCTGCCGCGCGATCGAGATCGGGCCCGTATCCGCAAAGCTCCAGGTCCGCGCGCTCTCCTGGTTTTTCAGCACCTTCATTATTTTTTTGCCGGCGTATTCGCTCTTGCTCGAACGGTTCGCGCCGGCGATATAGATCTCGCTCGCGGCCTGGATCTCCTTTGGCACATCGGCCAAACCTTTGGCGCCCAGTTTCTCCAGCCGGCTAACGTCCAGGACGACCTTGTTACCGTCCACCAGCAGATCGTCCACCACGTGCCAGATCTCAGGCTCATAGCCGTAGTTAAACGGATCCTCCTTTTCCAAAGCCATCCGGCGCGCGCGGTCCTGCAGATATTTCTCTAGGTTTTTCCTGGCCTCATGTTCACCGAAACGCATCTGCAGCCTGCGGTAAGCCTCAGCGCTGGGTATCTCCAGAATCGGGTGTGGCTCTAGCCCGGTCATTTTTTCAGCTCCTCGTAAACTCCGGCACGAATCTCCAAGTTAAGCTCCCTGCCCAGCTCGCTCAGCTCACACATAATTTTTTCGGCCTTGGTCAGCGCCTTATCCCCAAACTCTTTGCCCCAGTAGTCGCCGCAATACGTTTGCAATCGAAGGATCTGGCCATCACGATTAAGAAACGTGCCGATGACCGACACGAGCCGAATGGTCGGGTGCATGTTAGAGACCTCAAACTGTTTCGTTACTCTTAGAATCTTGTCGGCTGGTGGACCTTTCCTTAGCTCCTCAGCAAACTCTTCCGGGCTATTAAACCTCAGAGCGATCATTGGTCCTCCCCATTCCCGCCAAGGGTCGCATTCGGGAAAACCTCCCTCACGCTCGCCAGAGTTGCCGCGATGGTATCACTTTCCTCGTCGCCCTCGTTGTATTGCCTTAAGTCCGGCCGATTCGATAGGAATGGCCGGTTAGGATCCTGGGGCTCGAAGCGGGCAAATTCTTTCACAAAGCGCAGCGGGATCGGTCCCGTAGGACCGTTGTTCTGCTTCGCCACCACGCACTCCACGTAGCCATCAAAGTCTTTGTCGTCATAGATTTTCACGGCCTCCTTAAGCGTCGCCCGCTTAGCCATGTTTGTGGCGTAGTAACTCGGGCGCCATAACAAGCCAACAAAGCCCATCTCTTGCTCGATGGCGCCGCTCTCGCGTAAGTCGCCCAGCTCCGGCTTACCATCTTTGCGGTCCTCCGGGTTACGGTTAAGCTGGGCCAACACCACCACCGGCACGCCTAGCTCTTTCGCCATTTCAGAAAGCCCTTGCGCCACCTCGGCGATCTCGAGCTGGCGATTGTCTTTTGAGCGTTTGCTGGAGCCGTGCACCCGCTGCAGGTAATCCACCATGATAACCTCGCACCTAGAGTGCACCACGGCGGCGCGCGCCCTGGACCGGAGCTGCAAAATGTTTATGGATCCATCATCGTCAATGTCGATATAATCGGTGGTCAGCTCCTCCTGCGCTTTCGCCAGCCGTTGCCTCCAATCCCCCGGCAGCGTTCCGTAGCGAATCGAGGTTAAATCCAGGTCCACCTGGGCTGCGATCATCCGCTGCGCCAATGAGCGAGCGGTCATTTCGCACGAGAAAATTTTGATCCGTCTTTTTTGCTCAGCCGTGCTAATGGCAATGTGCTTGGCAAAAGCCAACATGAGCGAGCTCTTACCCATCGATGGCCGGGCGGCGAAGCAATACGGACGGCCGCCAGGCTCAAACCCGTTCATCATCCGGTCCAGGTCGGCAAAGCCTGTGCTAATCCCCGTGCACCCGCCAACGTGGCCGCGCCGCAATTCAATGTCCGCGATCGCCTCGGGCAACACCTCCGCCAACGTTCTGGAATTGCTCTTGGCCAAGCCGCCAATCTCCAGCACCGCCTTTTGACTTTGCTCCAGCACTTCGCTTACTTCGGCGGGCTCTTCATAAGCGCGCCGGACCATCTCAGTCCCTTCCCGGATCAGCCGGCGCAGGATGTGTTTGTCGCGCAGAATGTCGATGTAATACTCGAGGTTCGCCGCCGTGGGCACGAAGCCGGCCAGGTTGCTTACGAAGCCGACGCCGCCCGCCGCTTCTAGTTTTTTTCCATCCATCAAGACCTGCGTAAAACTAATCAAGTCAGTAGATCGCTGCCTTCGCCATTGCTCCACCAGCTCAGCGAAAATCAGCTGGTGCGCCGGGTGAAAGAAGTAATCCAACGTGATCTTGTCCGCAGCGTGAGCCACCGCATCGCGCGAGAGTAACATCGAGCCTAACACGCCCTTCTCCGCGTCCTCGCTATAAGGTGGCACCCGATTCATGCAGCCCCTATTCTTTTTTGCCAGCCATACAACTTCTGCCAAAAGGCATTAGCTCGAGTGACTTCATCCCCCCAAAACGCCATGGCACCGGTCTCGGTGATGGCCTTACGGGCTTGTAACTCCGGCGAACCATCATCAGGCAGGCCGCGAAACCAGGCCACGCGGTCAATCTCCAGCCGCGGCATCGGCAACTGTTTCAGTAGATCCTTGTCAGCATCCGGACTCCATAGACGATGCGGATCCTTGCCGTTCAGAACGAGTTTGCAGATAAGGCATTTGGCTTCCCAAAAATTGGTAATTAACTCGGCTGGCTGTCCCCTTTGGGGGACGGCAGGGGGTAATATATGCTTCTGCTTCTGCTTCTGCTTTACGTCAACAGGTGTCAACGTGGACACTGGAGGTTGCTCGCCATTAGGCACTTGCGAATCGTCATTTTCCACAGAAGTCCACGCGAGTCCACGCGAGTCCACAGAAGTCAACGTCTGTCCACACTTGTCCACACCGCCGGCTCTTTTTCTGCGCATCCAATCGCGCTTGTATGTCCGCCTCTTATCGGCGTCGTCATACTGGCGGCGGCGATATTTTTGGTAGTTGACAATGCGCCAGCCCCAGCGCCGGTTTGAGTCCAGGAGCACCAGGCGCGCGCCCCCGAGCTCTTTTGATCGGCTGTCTGGATCCGGTAGCACGAGCTGGCTGATCTTGCACACGATCGTTTCAACCGGCCATCGCGTCACGGCCGCGATCGCCTGGTAGTCCATATCCACGCGGCCCTGGCGGTCCGCCAAGGCGCACAGATCGTTGAACACCGCGCGCATCACTGGATCGCGGGCGATCGAGGAATCGAACTGCTGGCGAAAGCTCTTGTAATACATCTTCTTACCATCTGCCCGGATAGCGCGGGCAACGTCCTTCAAGGGTATAAAGTTGCGGCATCGGTGGCGGCCCTGCTGGCGGCCGCGCTTTCAATTTCATGCGTGGCCGGAAGTTTTGATTCTTTAGCACCCGAACCAGGACGCGCTCGCCCTCGTCGTTAGCAGCCTGCACCAGGTGCACGTTAGGAAAGATCTTTGTTACAGTGAGCTCGATAGCGGCCGTGCCATTGTCGGCGTTGAGCGCACAAGCGCTGCAATCCAGATCGGCGCTACCCAGCTCGGCCAGGATTTTTTTTAAGCCCGGTTCGCTGATGCAATTTTGCCGGCCAATTTTTTTGCTCTCATTTTTTTTCAGCGAATCTTTACGGAAATCCTCTAAGGCGTTTCGGGTAACACCCAAGTGCGGCGCTAATAGAGCCTCGGCATACCACGTCATAACACATCGCCATTGGCTGAAAATTTCTGAGAGCTCTTATCAGTTGGCACGGCCGGC